TTATACCGGTTTATTAAATTATCGCGGTTATTATGATATTATAATAGATTAACGCTGAGGTAAGCTACTAAAGTATGCAGTTCTATAATATAATATACCAGCACTTGCAGCTGTTTTTGCACTTACTAGCTCGGTATTAGTTATACCTCTTATAGTTACTGTATCATTATCATCTAATGATAACCTTTCACCATCTGCTATATAATTATTATCGTAAATAAAACAAATCTGCCCCGTTTTGTTAAAAATAGTAACTTCAGAGCAAACCTGAGAAGATAATTTTGCGAAGGCGGAATTTCCTACTGGTTGATTAAACGATCTACACTCATTAATATTAAAGTAAGTTGATCCGGTATTACTGGTAAATGGTACAGGCATAATATTATTTATTTAGCTAAGGTCTTTTTCTGTTAAAATTATAAATTCACAACCGTTTTTCTGGCTATATTTACGTGCAGCTTCCCATTTAGCCATATTAATTATATACGATTTTTGCTCGTATATAAGATGTGATTTCTTTTTATATTTTGTTGTAGGTCTTTTCGTCTGTTTATAGGGCTTTATTTCAATTAGATATTTTTTAATTTGATCATCTTCTTTAATAACAACATAGTTGTCAACATAATATTTATGAATACGGTTATCCAGAGGACTGTAATACGGTACTATTATATTTTCACTTCCCCACTTTATTACCTTTTCATTTAGATCACAAAACCTAAAAAATTTAAGCTCTAACCCTGATCTAAAGATAGCTTTTGTACCAATAAATTTGTCTGAGTTTTTTGGAGTAAAAACTCCTTGTCTCCATCTTGGCATATTAACCTACGAAGAACTCAATTGGATTTGCATCACCAAAGCCAGCTGATGCGCCTTCTAGTAATTTCTGTTCCAAGCTCTCTTTTTTAGTTAATCCTTCACTAACAAGATCATAATTTAAAGAACCACCGCCTAATAAACTAACATTGGAAAATTTACCTCTAACCCTACCAATTGTTATCATAGATAGTGCTAATACGTATTCATATACCCACTGCTCTTTAATTACATCTCTAATAGGTCTTTCAACATAACTTGAGACGACGCCGTAAAATCTACTACTCTTACTTGGTTGAGGGTATATTTGTAAATACTGGCTACGTGGATCAAATTTAAGATCTCGCCTAGTAGCTAAAACCTTTTCTCTCATATCTAAAAACTCTTTAAGTGTATACCATGAAACTAGATCAAACCCATAATTACCCATAGCGTAGCTAAAGTACGTTTGCTGCGCTAATGTTTGCTCGAGTGTAAATAATGTATTAATTCCATTAGAAGAACCTTCCTCAAATTCTGTAACATCCACTACTTTTCTATAATCCATTATATCATAATCAAATACGTTTTGATATGTTGTTGCTTCTGATGCCGATCCTTCAAATGTTAATGTTTTTCTTTTATTTTGCTTAAATGCAGTTGCTAATGAAGCGTCAAATGAAGTTATAGTATCATAAAGAGTGCCATCGAATAATTCAAACTGATCTATACCAGCGCTAAGAGTTGTTGATAAACTTATTGAACTTGTAAATCGTGTACCTACTACACTAGACGTCGCAACAAAAACAGTCTTAGGCGTTTCACCGTAGTATTGTGCGCCAGGTCCTAACTTGTTAGTACCAGCAACCTGTTGTGTTGGTGATAAGTTAGTATTTGATAGGGTATAGAGCAAATCTATTCTAATACCTTTTTTATGTTCATATAAATTGGAATCAAAAATTAGAAACTCTTGAGTAAACCCCGCAAATTTTGTAAAATATTCTACAGCAATTTGTATATTTTCACGTAATTGATCCGTATGAATCTCTAAAGAGACTAACGGCCATCCTAAAGCTCTTTTAACTCTATCACCTAACCTATCATAGGTTTCAATCTTGTTGTTAAGATTTGTTGATAAAAAAGCAGATAATGGTGTTATTTCACAAGCAGATGACATGCATATATTTATGCATATTTATTATAAAACACGTGAATTAATCTTACTCTATAGGCTCTTCAGCTGGCGCCGTATCCGCAACGTCGACGTCAACATCAACATCAGCCCCGCCTTCACCAGCTGGACCACCACCAAAATCAGGTATACCACCTACATCACCACCACCTATATCACCACCTTCAGCACCTCCTGCTGCATCTAAATTACTAACTGCTAATTGTTCTTTCCAGGCAGGACCAGCATTTTGAATCTGGCTTAGCTCCCATTGCATTTCAGCATCTTTTCTAAGAAACTCTCTATTAGCGAGAATGTCTCTATCTTTCCATCCTAGATATTTTTTCTGAGCAAATGTAGCACTTACAAATTCATTAGACGCTATATTATTATAATTTTGTGATTTAATCTCTAGTCTTTGACTCTCTCTAAGTTCGAAGAAATTAGTAGGTACGTTAAATAAAACATCAAAATTGGTTTCAGTTAGGTCATACTTATCCCACCTACCAGTTAATTTTAAATGTGTTATAAAACCTCGCTTAATACCAGTAGCAAATCGTTGTTGCTGTCTAATAACAAATTTAGCAAACTTTAACTCATCACGTAAAACAGTACCGGTATCTACTACTTTATCTTCAGGGTCTATTCTCGAAGTTGGTACTTTTAACGCTTTATAAAGTTTCTTAACAAAGTACATTAGATCTGCTAATTCACCTAAATTAGCACCACCAGGTAATTGAGTTACAGATGTACCGTCTGAACCTTGCCTCTTCGCAAACCAAAATGCGTCAAGCATTGATTGAGGATTAAACTTTTTAACTACATCAGTCTGATCCATATCAAACGTCTTTCTAGACCAGTAATTTTGAATAAGCTTTCTGAGATAAGCTTCAGCTTTAGGTGGTGCCATATTACCTACATCGACGTTAAATACTAGTCTTTCTGGAGCGCGGACTAGTCTATAAATTACAATAGCGTCTTCAATTAATGATAACTGCCGGAAGGGCCGTCTCGCATTTTCTAAAAACGGCACAACAAAGTCTTTAGTTTCATTATAGACACCAGAATTGATATAAACGATTTGATTAGCTTCCATTGGAACATAATCATATTTTTCTACCTTATTAGGTTCCTGCTCGCTGAAAATAGGTTTTTTGTATATATACCCCTTAACAAGCATATTTTGTATATTATTATATACAGGGTCGATAAGCTCGGTAGGTAAATTAATCGATCCTAAAACCCCTTCATGTGTGTATTGATCATGCAGAATAAGCTCAAAAAATACTTCACCTTCTACCAGAAGTTGTCTAAAATATTGCCAGCCTCTATGCTTAAGATCGAATAAATCTACAAATTTATAAAATTCATCTTCAATATCCTTTTTATCTGCTACCTTTAGATCTATATTATCGAAATTAATTTTTGCAATCTGACCTGTATCATCTTCGTTAATAGTCTCATCACATATATCATCTAAAGCGTCAGCAACTTCTGAGTAAGCAGCCATTATTCTATAATCACGAACACGACCAGGCTTATTCTCATTGACGCTAGCATACATAACATCCGAGAATGTCGTATCTTTACCAAAATCACCTATAGCTACATTATTATAACTATTAGAAGATGATACTGACGTTCTAGCTAATGCTTCAGCGCGCCTTGTACCGGTTTTGTGAAAATATTTATACTTTGGATTTAAACTATCATTCTCCCCGTCAACTGTACTGGTATACGGTAACCTATTTTGTATGTACTGTACTAGGCTTCTACCAAATGTAGAGGATTTGCCATCGTTACTTACATATGAACGATTTTGATTAGGGGATGTATCTGCCATTGTATATTATAGTTATTTATTCTGCGGTGAAGTAGAAACCACTGATACTATTAGACGATCCCCAACCTGCTGGATTTTTCACGATAATATCAAAATTACCGGAGCCAGATAAGTAAGGTATATTAATTGTTAATACTTCATCGCTTAGTATTTTATAGTTGTTAGGATCCACAATAAAACCAGATACTATACCAGTATGTGTTGTATTTATTGCGGTAAAATTATTTGTTATGGTGGTGTTATTACCACTTAGTAGTATAACTTCTGTTTTATCAAAATTGGTGCCGAGTATATTATAATTATATACATCAAACGCAGACACTTCTTTATTAAGAGTTATAGGATTAAAAGCTTCTATAATTGAACCTGTTGATCCGTGGTATATATTACTAATACTTGGTATAGCTGATAATGTAATTGTATCTATTTCTGTAGTAGAAAGACTATTATAGAAATTTTCATAATCTAATGTCGTTAGTGGTTGAGTGAAATTAAAGTTTCTAGAGGTATCAATAAAGTTCTGCTCAATAAAATAAATTGGTGTACCGTTGGTATTTTTATCTCTAAATAACCAACCCTTAATAGTAAAACTTGTATCTGCTACAACTCTAAATTTATCATTTGGCGATAAATCTGTAGGTTGGTTAATAGATATACTTTTACTCCAGTCTACTTCAGTTCTAATTTCTATAGTATTTCCAGTCTCTGTTGGTTCTTTCCACGCTATTACAATATAAGGATTTGTATACGGAGCAAAGTTTGAAATAATTTGTTCCATATCCTGCATATATCGAGCTATAATTGAAAAATTAACTTCTAAATTTACTGGGACTGGCATTCTAAGTTTCGAACTATCTGTTTCGCTAGTAAAATTATATACATCATTAATTTTATTAAATACTCTATCACTATCATATGATATAGACGTTAGGTCAACAGCAACAACAGGTAATGTTAAGTTTTGCGCTTTGTTAACAATATCGTAGATTATTCGCTGCTTAGGTGCAAACACATACCTAACCTCAACATTTTGCTTTGCATTACCATTTTTATCATACCGCTTGATTACAGTATCATCGAAAGCAGCTACAAATTGAGTGAGGAGATCTTTGATCTCAAAATTATAAGTATATTTCTTGATACATATATTTATTACAGAAATCTATCAACGAAGTAATTTGGTAATTTA